TGACATTCATAACTATAAGAATCGTCTAACATTAATGTATTGAACCCTTTTAATATTTCAGCAAATCTTTTATACATATCTTGATTAGTACTTTTAATACGGAGATGAATTACAATAGGATCCAATGGATTTGGACTAGTAGAACTTGCAAATGCATAATCGCGAATAATAGCCATAACATCAGAAAAATTAACATAATTAAATGTTTCTTTAATGAAATAACTATCGCCGGTTGATGTAGCTATAACTGGTTCGTTATCTATAGAAAATATCTCAAAATCTAGACCTCTAACACCTTGTTTTAATATATCTTTTAATATACATGTATCAACATAATCATTTTTATAATTTCCACCACTACAACAGTTATAAGCGGTTTTAATATAATAATCTTTAAATGTATATCCATAATCTTCTAAAGATTTATCGATTGAAGTTATGGTCGTACGCAATTCGCCGTAATTAGCATTCATATCTTTGCATTCGCGTTTTTTTAAAGATTTATAATAAAAATAATATAAAATTGCTATTAACATAATTAATAACGTAACAACTACAATTAGCAATATAAATGTTGTTTCTTTCATTTCTTTAACTGATTTAAAAGCATTATTTATTGTTTCATTAACAATTTGTCCAGCGTTTTTTGTAGGTTCTTCCATAATACTATTATAATACTATAATAAATAATTATTATATTAAGAATTTGTCCTAAAATTGTTTTACTTTTTACCTTTTAACTATATATACGAATAAAGAATTAAATATATTGTTATAATATAAAAAAATATGCCTGGAGGTTTGATGAATCTAGTTAGTTCGGGGCAACAAAATATTGTTCTAAATGGAAACCCTAGTAAATCTTTTTTTAAATCAACATATCATCAATATACGAATTTTGGTCTTCAAAAATTTCGGGTAGATTATGAAGGATCAAAAACATTGCGCCTTTCAGAAGAATCTACTTTTACATTTAAAATCCCCCGTTATGCGGATTTATTAATGGATTGCTATTTGACAGTAGGCATGCCTAATATTTGGAGCCCAATTCTTCCACCACAACAAGTAACCGACGAAACAACTGCACAGGGATTAGGTAATATCGAACAATGGGCTCCATATGAATTCAAATGGATTGAAAATCTAGGAGCAAAAATGATTTCAAAAATATCTATTACTTGTGGTAATTATACATTACAAGAATATTCTGGGGATTATTTATTAGCATCTGTTCAAAGAGATTTTAGTGACACAAAAAAAGCGTTATTTGATAAAATGACTGGTAATATCCCAGAACTTAACAACCCTGCAAATGCTAACTCTCGTATTAATTCATATCCAAACGCGTACTATACTGGTGACATTGCTGGTCCAGAACCATCTATTAGAGGTAGAAACTTATATATTCCTTTAAACAATTGGTTTGGTCTTAAATCTCAAATGGCATTTCCATTAACGTCATTACAATACAACGAGTTACATATAAATGTAACATTTAGACCAATTAATCAACTGTTTGTTATTCGTGATGTATTCGACGCAACCAATAATTATCCATATATTGCTCCTAATTTTAATGCTTGGTATATGCAATTTTATCGTTTCGTACAGCCACCACCTGACGTATGTGTTGGAATTACTTCATATACCGATCAAAGAGGATTATGGAATTCCGATATACATTTAAATTGTACTTATTGTTTTTTATCCAATGAAGAAGAACGACTTTTTGCTTTACAGGAACAAAAATATTTAATTAAACAAGTTCATGAAACTAGATACCCAAATGTTACTGGTCCTAATAGAGTAACCCTAGATTCATTAGGAATGGTATCTAATTGGTTGTTCTATTTTCAAAGAAGTGATGCTAATTTAAGAAATGAATGGTCTAATTATACCAATTGGCCATATAATTATTTACCGATTAACGTAATTCAAGCTCCAACATCCGGAACATATACGGTTTATCGTACCCAAGGCGGAATTTTTGTACCAGTTCTTATTGGCCCTGGTGTTAATCCAGATGGTAACTTAACTGGATTATTAATAAGTCCTACATATAATCCTCAAAATGATAAAAATATTCTAGTAGCGATGGGTATTTTATTAGACGGGGCTTACAGAGAAAATATACAGGCAGTTGGTGTATTTGATTATGTAGAAAAATATATACGGACCACTGGAAATGCACCGGATGGATTATATTGTTATAATTTTAGTATTAATTCAAATAATGCTGATTTACAGCCTTCTGGAGCCATTAATATGAGCAGATTTAATCAAATTGAATTGGAATTTACTACTATTATACCTCCATTAGACCCTTTAGCACAAAGCTTAACTATTTGTGACCCTGAAACTGGAAGTATTATAGGTGTAAACAAACCAACTTGGCGAATTTATGATTATAATTTTGACCTATACTTATTTGAAGAACGCATCAATGTTGTTAACTTTATTGGAGGTAATGTTGGTTTAATGTATGCCACCTAAAAATAAAAATATTAGGACAATGACGAATTAGCCGCTGGTGCGATTGTATTATAAAATTGACCAGTAACAGTTATTGTAGTTGGATAACTCGATTTATGTATAGTAGGTAATTTACCAATAGTATCATCTATTAATCCTTGATTGTATTTATCATATACTTCTTGTTTTTTATTATATAGATCTATTCCTTCATTAAATGATTTTGTCCATGTATCTACCCCTTGATAACCCGGTTTAATTTGAGCATCTTTTGACCCCGGATATACCTCTTCAAAATTTGCAGCGTGATTATCATATCCCGTTGTTAATGGACTATATTGTAACCCCATATTTTGACCTAATTTTCCAGTAGCATCGTATGGCTCAACTGTCATATTGGCCAAATCATTTTTATTACATCCTTTACAATCTACATCAGAAGTGCATTGTTCTCTGGTTATAGCGCATTGTGATTTTGGACCGCAAAAATTTTTACAACTTATTGGATTATTTATAGGAAGGTCAACTGTATGACTATATAATGGAGAATTTACGTCATTATAATTTATAGTAGCATCTTTTGGGTAAGGTATTATACTATACGAATACTTTTCAAAATCTGTTAGTCCTTCTTTACTTATTCTTTTTCCCAAGTACATTATTGTAATAAAGAGAAATATACAACCGAGTGTATATAATATTATTAATTTATACTTCATAATAGTATATAATAATATTATAATTTGTTTTATGTAAAAAGAAATAATATTATATTTTATTCTTAGAATTTAATATATATTTATTATAACTGATGTCTACAAAAGAAGATAAAAATGTGATTGATGAAAAAAAAGGAAATACTGATGATTCAAAACTACCAGACTTTAAAGGTTTTATAAAAAACTATATATCTAGTATTATATTTACAATATGTCTTTCTACTTTTATTATAGGAGGACTGGGGTTATACACAGCTAAAGTGGCTCAATCGAATATGTTACCAGATAATATAGAATTAGAACCATATACCAATATTGCTCGGGTTGTTGAAGAAATTCCAATTGACATCAATATTATACGACCATTGTTTGTTTCTGATAACAAAGATATTTTTTCTCAAAAAGCTATTTTTAATTCAAAAGAATATTTAGATAGTTTTAATACTAGTTTTTTTTGTTCAGTTAAAAAATATGCAAATCCTGGAGGGTTATTTTCAAACGGACCTTTATTTTTATCGAAATCATATGAAACAATAATGGCATGGAATTTTTATGCTATAAACAGCGTGTTTCTATATTTAAATTATCTCCCAGAATCTCTTGTAATGATTTTATTTGGATTATTTGGATTTTTTATTATTATGGGTTTATATTTTTTTAATTTGGCCATTACTGTTATTAGTTATATATCAAATATACAAGATTTATTTAGAGGCGAATCTGAACACAAAGCTGGGTTCTGGGAAGAAACCAAAAATATATCATATTTTAGCATAAAGAAAATACTTTTGTTTTTCTTTTGGGGGTACGCATTCGTTATGTCATTATTTGTTATTCCAATACTTACTACAATACATGCGATTATATCGCCATTATACGCAACCTATAAAATTAATTCGTCTAACGAAACAAAAAATGTATTTGACTTTATAAAAGACAACTTTGTTTATAAAAAATTATTATTTTTCATTCTTTGTACTGCAAGCTTAGTTTCAAATGGAATTTCATATTTAGGTTACATATATTTATTTGGAATTGCTATTGCTATATTGTTTGCATATTTTATGGGGTTATATAATTTAGAAATACCTGATGTAAATGAAAGCGGATTTACATCGAATGTTGTTAATAAAATTAAGCAAGCATCTGTTATGAAGGAAATGAATGTTAAAACAGATAATTTATGTCCACAAATTCCTATTTTACAAGAAGCAAAAGTACAGTCAGGAGGATCTGGAAAAAATAAAAAAACACATTCTACAAAAAAATATAATATAAGATTGGTTTAAATATTAAATACAATAAATACGTATTATTTATGGGTCGAAAAAATAAAAAATTTGTTATGCCGTTTGTTAGTATATGTACGCCAACATTTAATCGAAGACCATTTATTCCTTTTATGATAAAATGTTTTGAGAACCAAACTTATCCAAAAGATAGAATTGAATGGATTATAATTGATGACGGCACTGATCCTATTGGAGATTTAGTCAAGGATATTCCGCAAGTAAAGTATTTTTACTGTGAAGACAGAATGTATTTAGGCAAAAAAAGAAATTATATGCATACTAAGTGTTCAGGGGATATTATTATTTATATGGACGACGATGATTATTATCCGGTCGACAGAATTTCTCATGCGGTTGAAACACTCCAAAACAACCCTAATTATTTGATTGCTGGCTCTTCTGAGATGCATATATTTTTTGATTCGAAAAATAGTATTTTTCAGTGTGGACCATATAAAGAAAATCATGCGACCGCAGCTACATTTGCTTTTAAAAAAGAATTATTAAACATAACAAGATACGAGGATGAAAAAACGTTTGCTGAAGAGAATGTATTCACAAAAGGATATACTATTCCATTAATTCAATTAGATACAGTGAAAACTATTTTGGTGTTGTCTCATAAACATAATTCATTAAATAAAGAAAAATTATTGGAAAATCCTCAAGAATGTAAAATTATTCCATCCCGATACAAAATTGATGATTTTATAAAAGACCCTGTATTAAAACAGTTTTATACATGTGATATGAACAAAGCATTAGAAAATTATGAACCTGGAAGACCTGAGAATAAACCAGAATTAATGAAACAACTAAAAATAAGAGAAGATGAAATGAATAAAAGACGTGAAGAATATTATAGACAAGAACAATATAAGGCCATGCAAAATACGAATACAGCTATCAGCTCTCTACGTAATGAATATGAAAAAAAAATAGCAGACAAAAATGTAATTATTAATGAACTATTAAAAAAAGTAAAAACACTTACAGTTGAACTTGCTGATTATAAACTAGGTAAAAATCTATAAACTATATTGGATTAAAAAAAGATTTAATTTGTAAAACAATATAAAGCATTATTACTAATAATATTTATAGCAAATGCCCTATTACGATAACGAACAGTTTGAACAGCCAATTGAAAATGAGACCTATAAATTTTCCCGTTTTACTGCCATGAATAATATTGATAATCGCGCGAATAATAAAAATTACGATAAGTATAGTATTTTGGTAAATAAAGTATGGACGAATGGTAAATATTACGGCAAGGTCCATATTGAAAATTATGGTTCAGGTCAACAAGGAGATAGAATTAAGAATGCTGTCACTGGCGAAAGAACCCGTTTCACTGTTGGCAGTTCAGATGAAGATTTATTTTTCAAGGTTAGTGAAGCTAGTGGTCATAATTGCAGAAATGTCCCATTAGTATTGTTTTACGATTCTCCCGAACAATATGAAAATCATCATTTTACTTCTGTAGATGACAAAATAAAAGAAGCATGGAACGCAAGACACGCACTAGCTCTAAAGAAGTATACTGTTAGCGAGTAAATACAAAAATACCTTTATTATTTATATAAACAATATAAACAATAAATATATAATATCTTATATCATGTCAAGATTTATAAAATTAACACATATAGTAATTAATTCGTCTAAAATTATTACAATTAATAATAGTGAAAGTAAATATTATGTGGAGGTATGTGCTCATGCTTTACAATATGGAACGTTTATTTTCGGTTCTGGATTTATTGAGACAAAAAATAGTAATACCTTTATTACAATATGTAAAAACAAAGATCCAATTGATTATCAAATTATGGAAAAATGGATTAACAACCTTAAATAAAAAATATACAATCAAAAATTTATAATAAAATTGAATTCATTTATTATAAATATAATTTAATACAAAAAGATGCTGTTTGTTTTGTTATTAACCTACTTATTAAGTGTGCTTGGAGATAATAGTTTTGTTTACACAAAACATAAAATACGTAGAATGCTTGAAAAAGAAAAACATAATCCAATCCATTATTTGTTTGATAAGGAATTAGAACATATATATAATGGCGTTTTACAACAAGCAAAGATTGGTAAGGATGAATCGAAATTTTCAATGTTATGTCCTAATAATTTACATATATCTTTATCTATGAGTATAACATTTTTAGAGGACTGTCAATAGATAATCTTGATTATAAATTATATATAAATGAAGAAAACCAAAAGGTCCATTTTTATTATAAATATTTTTTTTTAATTAAACAAATTTATAATAAAAATTGATTTCATTTATTATAAATATAATTTAATAAAAAAGATGTTATTTGTTTTGTTATTAACATATTTATTAAGTGTATTCGGAGATAACAATGCTGTTTACACAAAATATCAACTACGTGGTATGTTTGAAAAAGAAAAAAATAAATTAATTCAATATTTTATTTTTAAGGAATATGAAAATATATACAATGGTGTTTTACATCAAGCAAAAATTGGCAACACTGAATTACAATTTACAATATTATGTGATGTCAATAATCAAGAAAAACATAAGTTACATATAAAATCGGTATTATTTAATAATGGTATTAATATTGATGAATTTACTGGAGCAAAAATATCTGATGAGCTTATTAGTAGAATACCAGAAACAGAAATACTTACTGCAAAGGTTCTCATTAGTTCTAAAGTAATAGATAAATTACAAATGTCGTTTCCAGATAGTAACATTATTTGGGAAACAGATAATGATATTATGTTTAATCCGATGAAATGTATATTTTATACAATGTCTTGGTAAATACTTATTCTTCACATACTGATGATGTGTCTTGGTCACTAACATTTTCATTTGTATAAATTTCCAAATACCTATATATTCTATTTATATCCAATTTTGTTATATCATAATTTTCCATCAATGCTATAATTTCGGTATCCGTATGCTTATTTTTTAGATCTAAGAAGAAAGCAAACATATCATTCATATCCATCGACAATTCTTGGCATAAATTTTGTATAAATAATGAATTATTATATTCTGTTGAATATTTTGTTAGTACTTTTGTAAATCTCACTTCGGTCGGATTGAATTTTTCTTTTTTTGCAAAGGTTTCGTGATATATCTTGTTATTTTTAAATGTTTTTATTAATGAACTCATTTCATTAAATTGCCATATTTGTTTTTGAAATGTTATTCTATCAATATAATCTGCGAAACACATATTATCCAATATTTTTAAATAAAAGGGTATTGAGTTTTCTTTTTTCATCTTTTCCAAAACATCTATTATGTTTTCATGCCATAATAATCCAACTATAGTTCTATCTGTCTCATTCATTATTGTTAAATGGTCTTCCATTTGATAATGATTGTTTATTAGTTTTTTTGTTATTTGTCGTGTATCATCATTATACGACTTCATTAAAAAAACGGTATTCATAGTATCCGAATTTATAATACTATTATTCTTCTTATACATTTCATAAATAGTGGTTAACTTTCTTAAATCTCCTTGAATAAACCGTATTATATTTAATTTAATATTCTCCTCCACATTTGGAAGAATATTATTCAGTATGTTAGTTACTTGTATTTTTGTAGGTGTTTTTAATTCAACTACATGGCATACTTTCATTAATTCTTTAATTTTCTTATCTATGTGATAATTTCCAATACATATAATCGGGTTCATAGTTATTTCTTCCAGTCGTTGTGCCTTTGTCTTTTTTGGTCTTATTAATTTTATTAGAGAATTGATACCACCTTTATCGCCATTATTCATACCATCAATTTCATCCATGATAATTACAATCCGTTGTATTTTCTTATAAAACATACTCATTATGTTTTTATCTGCCATATTATGTTGTGTAATGGTGTCAATTATTGATTTATTTCTAATATCTCCTGCATCATATTTGATTACATCATAATTCATTTCTTTAAGAATATTTTGTACGAATGTACTTTTACCTGTTCCTGGTTCTCCATAAATATACATACCTTTTTTTGTAGTTAAAACATGTCTATTTTTTTCAAAATCTTGCAAAAACGATTTTATGCTATTTGCTTCTTCATCTCTATTTAATAACTTATTCAAATTTATGATTTCCATTAATATACTAGGTATCTTCTTTTTATGTTTTTAATCAAATTAATTATATAAAAATATATTATTTTTGTATATAATAATGAGACAGATTTTTACATATATGTTAGTTCGTAATCTAAGACATCTCAATATTGGATCTATCTTTGTAAAGAAACCTACATGCAATACTAATTTAGACATAAATGATCATAAACATATATTGTATTATTCTTTATGTTTATAATGATGGGCTAGAAGTATCACAAGGGTTAGATACACCAGATGTTATTCCATCCCAAGTCACTTGACAATTTTTTGCCCATTTATATTTAGAACAAGCACCTCTATCTGTATTAAAAGGAGATTGATTAAAATTCATAGTATTATTATTTTTACCGTCTCCTGGCAAATTACATTTCCCTAATTTATGCGAATTAAAGCATGCTTCTCCATTACCTGACAAATCAATCCAATAATCTGGACATTCTCCCACAATAGGCGGCCATGTTTCAGAAGCATCTGATTTAGATAAAGTAAAACCTATTAATACTAACAAAATTATCAAAACTAGTGTTGCAATAACCAATATTGTTTTTTGAAAATTCATTCTTTATATATAAAATAAATATTTTTTTATGGTTGTATTTTTTTATGGTTGTATTATAATATGATTAATGCTAAAAGTTTGAATAACTCCAAAAGTTCTAATGGAAGAGTTGATATAATTAATAAAACACAACCCCCTAATTTATCTAATTTATTTGCTATGTATGATAAAATTCCTGCTAATCAATGTGTTACTTTTAGGGACCCTACAATCGGTCAATGGGACGATACATACTTATCTAAAGCTTATTTTTCTAAAGAAAATATACAAATTATTCAAAATGGAATTAGAGCTGGTGTATATAACAAATCTAATGGTAAATATAATGTCGGAATTCAAGATTGCGACGCTTTAAAAATCATCATGAGAAGTGTATTTTTACAACATTCTGCTAACCAAACACAAAATATAACAGGACAGATTTCACAATTAAATCAAATTGTACTAGATTACTGTGTACATCATGTTTATTCTGAAGCACAAGGATACATGAAATATTTATATGATGTTAGTACTTTAGCAGTACCAATGGCTGCCCCTATTATGGAAGGACAGCGAGATAAAAATAATTATCTAATGCCTAAATGGTTTTAAGAAAAAATATATACACTAACTCTCTTATTTATTTAATAACATTTTTATTCTTCAAACACAAGATTAACATTCTTTTTAACAGGTTTCTTTGCGACAGTCTTCTTCTTTGTCGTCTTAACATCTCCCTGTTGAGCCAATGCTCTTTCCTTTTGATATTCTTTATATTCATTTTCAAGAATATCCAATTCTTTTAACCACATTTGCTGTATCGTTGTGTTCTTAATACATATGAGCTCTGCACTTTTACTACTATGCTCTGTCACTAACTTTTCTACATTTTCCTCAGATACTGAATCCATCGGCATTCTTACCAAATATTTATATTCGTCGTCTTCATCCATCATATCATATTTTTTACCTTGTAACAAATTGGTAATCTCTTGTTTCTTTTTCTTTCTTAAATCAATTGTACCAGCCAATACTTCTTGAATATATCTTACCTTGTTAGACATTATTAACAACTCTTTTTCTAGATTTTCAATCAAATTCATTTTTCTGTCATTGTAATAACCAAGACGAATTCCAAAATAGTCGTCAATGATTGCATCAATACTATCATATTTCGTCAATTTATCCTCAGCATTAAACAAGTTCATATTTGTAGTCGAACTAGTACTGTATAATTTTAATAGTTTTTCTAGTCCGTTGCAACCATAATCACCTGATGCTTTTTCCAACTCATCAATCTTACCTTTTGAAAATGTAATTACAAACTCTACAGTTGTATCCGTATAATTTTCATACACGTCTTTTACAAATGGAACTATTTTCTTACCCTCTTTATCCTTATCGTTTTGTAAATCATTTAGAAGCTCTTTAAAATCCTCCGTCCAATATCCAATAGGTAATTCTGTTACCTTAATTTTATCATGTTCAACCTTTTCATATGTACCTTTGAATAGAAATTTATTGTCGTTCAATCTGGATATTGACCCTGTAAAACCTTCATAATACGGTAAGAATTCGTTTGCATAATTTGTAATATTTTGCAACTTATTTTTAATATATGTGATAATTTGTAGTGGATTATAACACATGATTTCAGTACTGAAACCTGTGCCAATTCCTTTTGATCCATTTACTAAAACCATAGGAATAATTGGAACATAAAACTGAGGTTCAACTGGCGTACCATCATCATTTAAATATTTCAATATATTGTCATCTTGTTCTGGGAATAATATTCTTGTTATTTTTTCCAATCGGGTGAAGATATATCTTGGACTACTTGCATCTTGTCCGCCTTTAATTCTTGAACCAAATTGACCCGATGGAAACAGCAGATTTATATTGTTTGAACCAATAAAATTCTGTGCCATTCCTACAATCGCCTTATTCAAGCTTTCTTCACCATGATGATAACATGAATGTTCTGAAACATAACCTGAAAACTGTGCTACTTTAATTTCAGTAGTCAGACGTTTCTTGAACGCACTATATAATATTTTTCTTAAACTGATTTTTAGTCCATCCATCAAGTTAGGAATACTGCGATCACAATCATATTTTGAGAAATGAATAAGTTCTTTATTGATAAACTCTTCATAAGGAATCATCTTTTTTCTAGTGTCAGCAAAACTATCTCTATTGTAAACTGTTTCCAACCACGTTTTTCTGTCATCTGCTCGTTTCTTGTTGAAAACCATATCAATAGCATCGTCACTTGTTTGTCCTGTATGTTCAAAACCTACAAATTTTTTTTCTTCAAAATATTCACGAAATTCTGTCTTGGTCGAAGTACCTAAACCTTTGTAATATTTTATATTCCAACCTTTTGATCCGTCAGGATTAGAACTTTTCCATTCTTCATATTCTCCTTCATTATAGAATTTTAACTCTTGTAGTCCCTTTTTGGCCTTTAAAATCGGTGTATTCATAAATCCAATAAATCCTGGAATTCGTGTTAAACTTGTCCATTCATTTTGAAATAAATTAATACACAGACCTTTTATATGAGAACCATCTAAATCCTGATCAGTCATAAATACAACTTTGCTATATCGGAGGTTCGCATTGACCTCTTCAATCGTACTGTATTCTTTTCCAGTTTCTAGACCTAGTATTTTCTTAATTTCTGTAATCTCTTTATTTTCTGAAACCTTCTTTGCCACTTCTCCTCTAACATTCATAACCTTGCCCTTTAAAGGATATACGCCAATAGTATTTCTGTCTTCAGATGACAATCCAGAAATAACACCGGTTTTTGCTGAATCTCCCTCACAAAAGATAATCATACAATCTTTTGATTTGTCAGTTCCAGCCCAATTAGCATCATCTAATTTTGGAATACCTCTAATAGTTTTACTCTTAGTACCGTCTGTTTTTTTAGCTGCTTTATTATCTTTTACTTCAGTTATTTGTAAAGCTGCATCCATTACACCCATCTTTGCGACCTTCTCAATAAATTTATCTGAGACATCGCATTTAGAACCAAACTTAGAAGAAGGTGTATTCATAAAATCTTTCGTTTGGCTGTCGAATGCTGGATTTTCAATATCACATCTTAAGAACAAGATTAATTGTTCTTTTATGCTATTAGGATTTACCTTTACCTTTTTCTTTTTTTCAATATATTCTCCTAATTTTTTTGTAATTTGATTTAAAATATATTCCACGTGTTTGCCGCCTTTAGAAGTATAAATTCCGTTTACAAATGATACCTGTATAAATTCATTTGTTGGTGTTAAAGCAACTGCATATTCCCAACGACCATTAGCATCTTCATAAACCCTTGGTGCTACTCCTTTTTCACCAATATATAAATTTATATATTGTTCGAAGTTTTTAGTGGGAATAAGAGCTGAATTATATTTCACCTTAATGGTTTTATCTGTAATTGCTGAAATATCATATACACGCTTTTTAAGCAAGGCAATTAAATCAGGT